TAATAAGTGTTGTTTCTGCAATCCCATCAGGGTATGAAGTAGGAGCAGTTCAACGACCAACAGTTACACAAGTAGGCGCTAGCAATTTGCTTGTCGCGGATATCAGCGTTTCAACTTACGGAATGCAGCTGCGGGGAGTGATGATCCTATTGGCTGGTTTGAATGGTCAGCTCCAATGGAAGTTCAAATCGGAGATACACCTGAATTCTGGGAAGCGGTTAGGTATTCAAACCCTTCTCTCGGATATACGGTTCATCCTGATAACCTCAGAGCAATTCTTAATGACGAAGAATCAATTGTAAGAACAGAAGTTTTATGTCAATGGGTTTCCCAGATAAACCCAGCAATAAATCCGTCACTCTGGGATGCGTGTGGCGATGAGTCGGCAGAACTAGACCAGGATCAAGAAACCTGGATGGCTATTGACTTGTCGCCAGACCGTAGGGCAGCCGCTCTAATAGCAGGACAACAAAAGGGTGATAAATACATCGTGGTCTTATTGCAGACTTGGGAAAACGCAGTAGCGATAGATGACAAAGCTTTAGCCAATGATCTAGCGGTCTGGGTTCGTAAATATCCAACAACCACGGTGGCTTATTCCAGGCAAACGGCTGGGGCGGTCGCTGCCAGGTTATCTCCCGCAGGAATCTCTACTACTCCAATTGATGGGGCAGTCTATGGACAAGCTTGCGACGAAATGCAGTCTGGAATTACTTCTGGCAGGTTGATCCATAAACGCCAGGAAGAATTTACTAAGCAAGTGTTATCAGCGGTCAAACTTCCTTTTAAGGATGGGGGTTGGTATCTAGGAAGGAAAGTCAGCAATAGCACAATTTGCGCGGCAGTTGCGATGGCAATGGTTTCTCACTTTGCAACACGACCAGAAACGGAAGTTGATATCTTCGTTGGTTAATCTCATATACTGATATACTTATCCACTATATGGGAATCAAAGACTTCTTTCTTCCAACCACTGCGCCAGTCGAAATGACTATTGACGCGGCTGCGTATCCTGCGCCTAATAACGGCACAATAAATAACTGGCTTTACCCAGTATCTAATGCGTCAAGAGCTTCTGCAATGGCAGTGCCAACAATTGCTCGCGGTAGAAACATTTTATGTTCTCTTGCAACTCTTCCACTCGAACAATATGTAAAGTCAACAGGTTCGCACGTTGAACCTAACCGAGTAATCAATCAACCAGATTCACGCGTTCCTGGTTCTGCTATTTACAGCTACGTCGCGGAAGATTTATTATTCCTAGGCGTATCTTACGGAATGATTATGTCCATGTATGCGGATGGTCGCATTCAAGAATGGACACGCGTTTCACCTGATCGCGTATTACCAGAATTGAATTCTCTTGGCACTGAAATTATTGGCTACTCAGTCGATAATAAAAAAGTTCCACCATTTGGCGTTGGCTCTCTTGTGGTATTCAACGGACTAGATGAAGGTTTCCTAAATCGCGCTGGACGCACTATCCGAGCTGCTATCGCGTTAGAAAATGCCGCTGAGCAATTTGCAAAAGAGCCAGTTCCAATGATGGTTCTAAAATCTAATGGCACAAACTTAACTTCTGAAAGAATTTCAAAGCTTCTGGAATCATGGCGCGTTGCAAGAACTAATCGCAGCACTGCGTTCCTCAATGCCGATGTGGAACTTCAGGCAATGGGCATTGATCCAAACAAACTTCAACTAAATGAAGCTCGCCAGTATGTCGCTTTAGAATTATGCCGCGCATTGAACATCCCAGCCTTTTTTGCTTCCGCCGAATCAACATCAATGACCTATTCAAACGCAATCAATGAGCGCCGTTCATTAATTGACTTCGGCGGTCGCAACATTCTTCTTGCAATTGAACAACGTCTAAGCCAACCAGACTTCGTTCCCGCTGGAAGTTATGTCCGCTTTTCACTTGACGAATTCCTTCGTGGCAATCCATTAGAGCGAGCGCAAGTTTACGAAATCCTAAATAGAATCGGCGCAATGAGCGTTGAAGAAATCCGAGAGGAAGAGGATCTACTTAAATGAAAGTAAATCTACCAATTACGCTGACCGCAGCTGATACAAAAACCAGAACACTTACAGGTCGCATAGTTACCTGGGGCGAAGAAGGTTTTACTTCTGCTGGCAAAACAGTATTTGCGAAAGATTCAATCTCAATTCCTAAGAACGTAAAATTGCTTTTAGAGCATGACCGCACACGACCAATTGGCAAACTTTCAAGTTATGAAGTTACTGATCTTGGTATCGAAGCTTCATTTCGTATCGCTGGAACAATTGCGGGCGATGATAGTCTTTTGGAAGCCGCAGAAGGTTTGCGCGATGGTTTTTCAGTCGGTATTAAGTTAAACGAATGGGAAAACAAAGATGGAGCAATGGTTATCTCTTCATCAGAAATGATTGAAACAAGTTTAGTTACAGATCCAGCAATTGATTCTGCTCGTGTTACAGAAGTAGCAGCGACGGAAACAGAAGTTTCTGAATCAAATGATTCAGATATTAAACCAGAAGGAGAAGACCTAGTGTCCGAAACCGTTTCAGAGTCAGTAACTACCGAAGCGGTAGAAGCTGCAAAGTCAGAAGTAACTGTAAGCGCATCAGCGCCAGTTATGTATTCATCCCCACGCGTTAATCTAAATGTTACCGCTGGTCAAGTTGCTAAAGCTCAACTAGCTGCATCACGCGGCGATTCAGATGCTCGCGATCTAATCGCAGCACTACAAGTTGCAACAGTCGCAGAAAACACAGGTATGGTTCCACCTAACTACCTACGCGACGTTATCGGCATTATCGATTCATCACGTCCATTCATTGAAAGCATCGAGCGCGCTGCGCTTCCTGCATCAGGAATGAAAATCTTCACACCTAAGCTTGGCGCACAAGCAACAGTCGCTTTGACTGCTGAAGGCGCTGAATTTTCTTCAACAGATACAGCTGTTACCTTCCAAGAAGATACAGTTGTCAAGTTCGCGGGTGCTGGTCGCCTCGATGTAGAATTGGTCGACCGTTCAGATCCGAGCTTCCTCGATTTGTATATTCGTGAACTCGCTGCGTCATATGCACAAAAGACAGATGCTTATGCTGCACAAATCGCTGCACAGAACGCAACACAATCTTCATCATCAACAATCTACAAGGCAATCGCTCTTGGTATTGCTGATTCATTCGGCGTAATGCGCATGACGCCTAACCGTTTGCTAGTTGCAAACACAGGTGGCGAAGATGGTATTGATTTCTCAGGTTTGCTTGGAGCGGTTGATAGCACTGGTCGCCCTCTATTCGCGGCTGCAGCTCCGCAGAATGCGAACGGACTTATTGCACAAGGTTCAACTTCTGGCACAGTTGCAGGACTTAACCTTGTTGTTGATCCTAACTACACAGGCGACGATGCAAACGCTAAGCACGCACTTGTTTATCCATCAAACGCAATGCGCTTCCATGAGAGCAGCCAAATTCAACTTCGCACTGCGGTAGTTGCAAATGGTCAGCTTGACATCGGACTCTACGGATACGTTGCAGTAGTTAACCGCTACCCAGCTGCATTCCGTAAGTTAAACGTAGCGTAAGCACAAACTAATCATGGGGGGGTTGCTCCCGACTCCCCCAGTCGTTATAGAGAGGAAGATATGGCTTCAATAGTTACAGTTGCAGAACTGCGTTCCATTCTCGGCGTATCTTCCGCTCTCTATAATGATGCTTATTTAACAGATATTATTGATACCGCAGAGCAGGTAATTCTTCCCATGCTCACGAAGTATGCTCAACCAATCGATGCAGTCGAACTAGAAGATAATGTTGCTACTTATCACACTCTGGGCGCTCATGAATTTTCTTTAACCCAATCAGTTGTTATCACTGGCTGCGGATCACCATTTAACGGCACTTTCACAATCAATGCCGTTCCTTCAGATTATGAATTCTCAGTAGCTTTAACCAATGCAGATATTCTTCCAAGAAATGTAATTCCTTCAGGCTTGGCAACTCTTTCAGGCGCTTCAACTTATGTTGGAGTTTCTGCAGTCGAGTCAGCCGTTCTAGTTGTTTCCGTTGAAGTCTTTCAATCCAGAGTCGCTCCTGGCGGACAAATTGAAGGCGTGGACTTTACTCCTACGCCGTTCCGTATGGGGCGCTCACTATTCAATCGCTGCGTCGGGTTACTTGGTGCTTATATCGATGTGGAGTCAATTGTTCAATGACCGCATCAACGATCCTTTCATCCGTTAGGCAACCGTTGGCAACTGCCCTTGCTGGCGTTGCGGGCAATGTTTACGCCTTCGTTCCAGAGACAGTGATTCCACCTGCAATCGTGTGCGTTCCAGATTCACCCTACATCGAATTTAATACAATTGGAAAATCATCTTTCCACTGCAAACTTAACTACACGATAACAGTCTGCGTTGCGTATAACTCCAACCCAGCATCTCTCGACAATATCGAGCAGCTAATAATAAGTGTTGTTTCTGCAATCCCATCAGGGTATGAAGTAGGAGCAGTTCAACGACCAACAGTTACACAAGTAGGCGCTAGCAATTTGCTTGTCGCGGATATCAGCGTTTCAACTTACTACACTCAAACCAACTAAGGAGAAAACCCAAATGCCAACAACAGTCATTACAGGGCGCGACATTACTTTCACCATCGCGGCAGCCGCGTATGATGGACAAACAACTAGCGTTACTCTGACAAACTCACCAGTAATCGATACCTACCAAACACTAGATGGCAAGGCTTACAAGCACACAGATGATCAATGGACACTTAACATCGAACTTCTAGCTGACTGGGGCGTTGCATCATCACTATTCGAAGCAATGTGGACTGCAGCTGAAACAGCTCCAAACACTGCACTTGCTTATTCAATTACTGCTACAACTGGCGCAGTATTCACAGGAACCGCACTTCCAGTATTTCCAGCCGTCGGCGGAGCTGCTCCAGGAGCGCAAACCGATTCTTGGTCTATGCTAGTAATTGGAACTCCAACAGAGAACTTCGCTTAACAAACAAACTAGGGAGCAAAAATGAAACTACCAATAACCATCGAATTTAACTCTGGCGAACAGGCAACTTACACTGCTCAACCGCCAGAGTGGGCTAAGTGGGAAAAGGCGACTGGTAACACAATTTCCAAGGCGCAAGATAACATCGGCATCTGGGATCTTATGTTCTTGGCGTATCACGCACACAAACGTGAAGCCGCTGGTAAGCCAGTCAAATCTTTTGAAGTATGGCAGGAAACAGTTGCAGATGTAATTGTGGGAGATAACGACCCAAAAGCTATGAGCCAGGAAGCATCAATCGAGCAATAATTCAGTTGGCAATTGCCACTGGTATTCCGATGAGCGAATGGCGCGAAGCAGAGGATATTCTTACCGCATTTGAAATTCTAAAGGAGCGCAATGAATCAGGCAGAGGTTGAAGCCTATAACCGAAAAGAAATTCGGGAAGTAGTCAGAGCCTTCAAAGCTATGGATGACACTGCCGTAACAGAAGCCAAGAAGGTTTCTGGCGCTCTGGCAGATTACGCACTTGGCAAGATCAAAGAAGCTGCGGGAACTAGAACCGTCGCAACTAAGGTTGCAACCAGAATTGCTTCAGGCGGTAAGGTTTCAAAGAGTTCCAAGATAGGTGAAATTAGTCTTGGGTTTGCTTCTCAAAGATTTTCAGGTGGTGGAACTACTCGCAGCTTATGGGGTGGAATGGAATTTGGATCTAATCGATTCCCACAATTCCCGAACAGAACTCCGACACTAGGGCGAGGAAATAAGGGTTACTTTATCTTCCCAACATTGAAAGCTGCTCAGCCTCATATCATCAAAGAATGGCAAGAAGCGTTTTCTAAGATAATCAAGGAGTTTTAATGGCATCTGATTCAAGAACACTTAAGTTAGCCATCCTTGGTGAAGTCAAAGGTTTAACCGATAGCCTAAATAAAAGCTCAAAAGATGTAGATACTTTTGGCGATAAGATAACCAAGTTTAGTAAAGTAGCCGCTGCCGCATTCGTAGCCGTTGGCGCGGTCGCTGCTAAATTTGCAGTAGAGGCAGTCAAGAATGCAGCCGCAGATGAGAAGGCTCAAAGAACTCTTGCGAAGACTATTGAAAACACTACTGGCGCTACTCGCAAGCAAATCGATGCCGTTGAAGACTGGATAACCAAAGTCTCACTGGCTAAGGGTGTTACCGATGATGAACTGCGACCAGCCTTCGCAAGACTTACACGATCAACAAAAGACGTCGAAGAGAGCCAGAAGCTTCTCAACCTTGCATTAGATATTTCTAGCGCCACTGGCAAGCCACTAGAAGGCGTCGCTAACGCGCTGGGTAAAGCCTATGACGGAAACACCCAAGCGCTAGGTCGGCTTGGTCTAGGCGTAGATCAGAACATTCTTAAGAGCAAAAATTTTGATGCTGCCTATGTTTCACTGCGAAAGACTTTCAAAGGTTTTTCAGAGCAAGAGGCTAATACTTTCGAAGGCAAGTTAGACCGCCTTAAGATAGCATTTGATGAAGGCAAGGAAACAGTCGGCTCTTATATCCTTACTGCTATTACCCCGCTGGTTACTCTGACCGTAAATAAGTTAATTCCAGCCATTCAGGATATTTCAGATAAGCTTGGTAAAGCCGTTGAGCCAGCCTTTAGGCGCTTGCGTGATTTCGTTAAAGAATTCTTCATCCCTATATTTGGCGCTCTTCGCGATGCGTTCGGAAAAGTTCGGGATGCGTTCGTAGATAACAAAGAAGATTTAGAGCCGTTACTTACCCTTTTCAAAGATGTCTGGGATTTCATTGCCAAGTATCTTGTTCCAATTCTAAAGACTACTTTAGTGGGCGCTATCAGAGCCGCTGGCGATGCTTTCGGTTTAGTGTTAAATATAATTTCTCCAATAATTGAAAAGATAACCGAAGGAATTCGCGGCACAATAAATTTAGCAATCGACGCAATAAACGTTTTAATAAGGGGCTATAATTTCGCTAATAACTTAGTAGGCGGTAAAGATGTTAAGTTATTGGATAAATTAGGCGCAGGATCATCTTCGGGCAGCACTGCCGATTTCAGCCGTAGTTCTAGCAAAATAAACACAACCTTCCCAACAGGTTCAAGTGGCGGCACTGGTTCAAGCGGCGCAGGATCAACAGGCATGGCTACTGGTTCAAGCGGCACTGGTAGTTCCGTTGCAGGTGCCATAAGTAATATCGGTAAACTTCAAAAGGATGTAGATAAGAACATTGCTGCGGCAAATAAAGCACTGGAAGCCGCAAACGCAGCCAGCGCAAAAGCGGATGCTTATTTCCCAATTAGTGAAGCAGATTTGAATTATAGAGATACTTTTAGAAGCAGCCCGATGAATACTTACAACGTAACAGTAAACGGAGCCTTAGATACTGAAGGCACTGCTCGCACTATTGTATCCCTTCTTAATGATTCCCAGGCTAGAGGAACTCTAGGAGCCGCAGGGCTTGTTGGAGCAGTCAGCTTCTAATGACCCAATGGACTCCAGTCTGGCGTGTAATAGTAGATAGTGTAGAAGTTACCGATGTAACCCTTTCTGATTTAACGGTTACTTCTGGTCGCACTGATATTAATGCTCAACCAGTGGCGGGCTATTGCAGTGTCAGACTAATCAACCTGGCAAATACAAGTTACAACTTTACTGTCGGAACCCAAATCACCATCGAAGTCCAGAATTCAGCATCAACCTTTATCCCGATATTTGGCGGCTATATAACCGACTTCCAGATTTCAGTGGTCAGCGCAGGATCAGTGGGCTATACAACCGCCGCAACAATTACTGCGTTAGGCGCATTATCTAAACTTCCTAAGATTATTAGTGAAGGCGTATTAAGCCAGGATGAAGAAGGAAACCAAATCTACACCTTGCTTTCTGGGTTCTTACTTGGGCAATGGAATGAAGTTTCTCCTGCTCAAACATGGGCTGCCTACAACCCAACAACAACCTGGGCAGATGCTGAAAACCTAGGACTGGGCGAAATCGACCAACCTGGTAATTATGAGATGGTTGCAAGAGGTTCCAACCCATCAGATCTTTATTCCTTAGTTACTCAAATTGCCAATTCAGGGCTTGGGTATATCTATGAAGATGCCAATGGAAACATCGGTTACGCCGATTCAACCCATCGCCAGGATTACTTGGCTAATAATGGCTACACAATTCTAGATGCCAATAATGCCCTTGGCGTTGGTATCTCGACCGTTACTCGCGCTGGCGACATAAGAAACAAATTTACAATTAGTTATAACAATGGTTCTGGAAGTTACACCGCCGAAGATACTCAAAGCCAGAGCTTATATGGTTTGCTGGCAAGTTCTTTTGATTCATCGGTTAAGCATTCCTATGATGCCGAGGATATAGCCGACCGCTTTATTGCTCTTAGATCTAATCCTTATGGCAAATTCCAAGCCATTACCTTCCCGTTAGGCAATTCTGAAATTGATGATACAGACCGCGACGCTCTTTTGAATATCTTTATTGGTCAGCCTGTCTGGATTCAGAATATACCTGGGAACATCACAGACGGTTCATTCCAGGGTTATATTGAAGGCTGGACTTTCCAAGCTTCATATAACGGTTTAAGCATAACTTTCAACGCAAGTCCGATAAGTTTCTCCCAAATTGCGGTAAAATGGGAGATGGTAGATGCGGCTGAAACTTGGAACACTTTATCCCCATCCTTAACTTGGATCAACGCGA